GTCACTTCCGGTTCGATGAATACTGAATTCAAGGAACATAAATTCAACTGCTCTAGTTGGTTGTACACCAATTCTTGCTCTAAACTCATTCCTATCGATCACATCGGAAGTGTTGAGTTCGGCATCTGCTTTAATTCTAAAGGCTGTAATACCTCGGTCAGTTTGAACCTCTTGAAGAATTGTAGTTGCAATTCTTACGAATTCTGCTCTAAACTCTTCATCATGAGGTTCAAATAGTAAGCCTCTAGACTTTACCTTGATCTGCTTTTCAATGTAAAACATTAAGCGTCTTACATTTACACGATCCAAGGCTGTAGGCCTTCGCTGCATGGTTTTTTGACCCCATACACAGAAACCTTCGGCGTCTGCGAATTGAATGATCGGATTGATGCAGTTTCGGTAGCCATACATCAAGTCTCTTTCTTCTTGGGTTGGTCTTGCATAAACATCGTTGATGCCAGGAACAAGACCACGGGTTAAGCCAGCTGGTGCAAACCATGGACGAGCAAGGCGGTCGCTTTGTGCGTATACAGCCATTACAGATCCACTTGGAGGCGCCCAGATATCAACTCTATTGTAATTGTCACGGATGCGAACCCAAGGCCAGTAAAGCGCACCAAAGTCACTATCGAATCGAGTGGAGTTCAGCGGATGAGTTCCATTTTGCCATGCAATGATTTCATTTACAGTCAAGCCGAATGGAGCATCGATGATTGCCATGCAATCCATACGGAAATTTTGACACATGTAAAGTAACTCGGTCACAACAGTTGTGCTGCTATGGCCAGGAACTGCAACAAGGTCAATGTCAAACGATTCAGATTCGCTGACTGCATACAAGCCGCTATAGGCAACAGAGTTACCAATCAACAGTGCGTCTTGCTTGTCTGGATCGGATGGTATACCATCGGAGCCACCAGAAAGATTGTAAGTTCCATCAGCTGGGCCTGCAAGGATGTCAGTATTGTCAATCACACGGATGTAGTCAGAAACTAGTGATAGATAGCTGCCAACATAGAATGTGCTAACGGGATCCTTGGTAAGCTGTCCCCAAGATTCAACTTGACTACCATTGTTGTAAATTTCAAATACCCAGTTTCTGTCACGGGTATTGTTCTTTACTACAACTTGTGTGAAGTTACCTTCGATACCATTGGTGTCAGCGGTAACCATAAAAGCGATATCATTGTTGTTGTTTGAGTCGCCATTGATTCTTCCATAGGTTTCATCCGCAGCATCACCAGTTACGCCCGTTGGGCTTACGCCAATCTTAGTTGTGGTTGAAAGACCAAAGATTTGTTCTGCGGTGCTAGTTGGTTTGATACGCAGGCGTGCGTCACGACCATGATGCAGTGAATAGAATGATACTGATGTGCCACCCTCAACAGCTGCAATCCAACCGCCAGGAAGGGCTCCGCCATTAGATACTTTCTGGTTGTTGAACTCTTCAGCGACTTCATTTGCAGTCCAGCTGCTTCCTTCAAGATCGGCAAGGCTAATGGTTTGAACAATGTTGTCAATCAACACATTGTCAGTTCCATCAACAACGATTTCAAGTGTAAGGCCGGTGTAGCCATTGAGATCGTATACGCCTGGGGTTTGGTAGCCAACATTAGGAAACATTGACATGGATCCAATAACTGATGCGGTTAACATCCCAGTTCCAAGACCAGTAGGGTTTCCTTCGGATACGAGTCCACCATAAATGGCATTCTGCACGGATACAAATTCAAGTTCTGCACTTGGTCCATATGCCCATTTGCTGCGTACACTAATAGTTGCACTATCGCTTTCGTAAAACTCAATTCCATCATTCTGAAGGTCAATTTGGTCATTTAAGGTATTGACGAGTTCAGTAACGGTATAAGTATCTTCAAGAACAACAAGTGTTCTCTCGCTGAGAGTTCCATTGAGTCTCCATCTAAAGAAGGAGTCTTGGTCAAATGTGTATGGTCCAGCGGTCGCAGATTCAACTTCAATGATTGTTCCAGCTGCTGGAACATTAATTTCTGCAACCGTTGCAGATTCGTCGCTTACTGGATCGGTATCAGCCACACGAACTACATAAAGTTCGTTAGCAACCAAGAGGTATGCTTCCGCTGCGTAGATCAAGTATGGATCGCCAGTTTCTGGATGGGGATTTCCAAAAGTCCTTCTTAGCTGTCTCTGAGAAGCAATTACAGTAGGAAGATTAATTGGGCCTTTGCTGGCAAATCCAATTAAAGCAGCCCTGTGTAGTGTCTGTTCTGGCAGAACAAAGCTAAGGTCTTTTTCTGCAATTCTAACACTAGGACTAATTGTGTTCGATGGTGGAAACCCTTTTAAAATCGCCATAGTCTATTCTCCCTTTTTTGACAAATAATTATTCGGTACCTGTTTGACAGAGATTAATCCATCATTGACTGCTCTGTCTATGTATTCAGTTGCTCTTTCATCTTCTAAATAAAAAATATTTTTTCCACATCCGGTGCCTGGGATGTTTAAGCAAGTGAATGAGCGAGGGGACTTCCTTGACCTTATAATCAACTGGACTGGAGATCGATGCTTGTTTTTAATTTCTAACATTTAAGTTCCTTTGCACTTTCTTCCAATCTCGCCATAACCTCATGTATCTGATCTTCGGTTAACCCATCAACCAAGTCTATCTTGGTTTTGAGCACCGCTTTTTGTCTGGTGATCGGTTGAGGTATATAGGTCTCAGTAGTCATTTGAAACTGATATTTTATAATTCTAATTGCTTGATCACCTGGTTCGTATTCCAGATTGTTGGCAATAGAGTCAAGTTTTACTATAATCTCATACGGAACGCCAGTCACCGTTATATATGCCGTTTGGCTAAATTTTAACAAAATTTGCTCTAGAATTTGATTCATGTCTTCCATGTACATAGTCCATGCGTACAATGTGTATGATATATCGACTGGTATACCTCTTGCAAAACCGAATACTGTATCACGATTATATTTTTCACTCGTGGTAAAGCCTGGCTTGTTGTCTTCACGCAAATATCTTCTGTAATCCAGAGCTTTATGGTAAACATATCTATTGGTGTTAAACTGTATATCGCTATCATGTATGGCGAGCATTGGCAACTTGATCCTATCTACGACTAGTGTTTCGTCCTTGCGCACATTGTCAAGAAGTATTGCTGCAACAGCTTTTTCTTGTGTTCCCCAAATTATTGGTATTGGGTGCGACTTGCCATTCTCATCAATCACAACGATATTTGTAAAAAGGTCACGCATTGCGTCATCGCAACCCCTCTTTGCCTTCGAGTACCTGTAAATGGTATTTCTGTTTGGCTCTGCCGTGTCATTCAATATCTGACCGGTCTGCATAGGGTCGCAGTTTGCGGCGCTACCAAGACCAACTTTTTTATTGGTTGTGTCTTTGAGCCAGTTCAATGACTCATCATTTACCGCACGGCTATTTGTTGCGTTTCCTGGGTCACAATTCTCTGGAACTGGATCGTTGTTGGGGTTATAATGCAGCGGACTCTTCGAGTTACACTCATTGAGTCCTTTGGATGGATGGTTGATGTCGTTCATGTTCACCTTACTTAGTTATGAGGCACACTACCAAAATGTCTGAAAGTATTAGAGTAAAGTATCGCTCATGGCATAATGCAACTCCGCCAAAACCAATAAAATTAAGTATTCCAGGTTGGAGCGGCTGTGATCACACGCACAAAACTGGAAGTAAGGCTCAACCATGGCATTGCCAACCATTTGTGGATGGTTCAATATATGGCTTGGAGCTTACTTACCCATTTTCTACCGAATGTCATGCGGTGATGCGTGATGGCAAAATGTGCTTTGAAGGTGACTTCACAATGGAAAATGAGATCACAAAGCCACAAGGAGTGACACTTCCTCCATTTGCATGTTTTGCTGATGGTCACTTTGGCATGACATCGTGCCTTGATATCGAAGTTCCAGATGCGCAAGTGCTTAGGCTAGAGTCACACCCAAGATTCTACACCGACACTACCGGAACGGTTCCATGTGTCGTTCCAGGTCACTTACAGACAAGCTGGTGGCCAAAAATATTTTTTGTTGTGTTTAAAAACCCAGCAGAGGGACAGCGTTACATATTTCGTAGCAATGAGCCATATGCCCAAGTTCTTATAATTCCAAAGAAGGTGTCCTATGATATAGAAAAGATGACCGACAAGGAAGTATATCATCGTGGATACCTTGATGGCGCCATTGCAGACAACGCAAGAAGTATCGCTGGTCAAACATGGCACTCTGAAGGTGGACATCAATTCGATGATAAGTATAAGAAGCTATCCACTGTTGCAGCGAAGAATGGATGTCCCTATGTTGGAAAGCACATTGAAATAGTTAAGTCCAAGCCAAGAGGAAACATTAGGAGAAAACTCCTCAAAGGAAAAAATGAAGATCCCGGCGTACAAGCTCACGAAAAAGAGCGGGGGCATAAGCCCCCTGATATTCATGGAAAATAATCTGCCAAGGCCGATTATGCCAAGACTCTTAGTTGTAAAGATTAATCCGCCCAACATTGTAGTTCAGCAGAACTTCACTATTGTTGTGGAGTAGCCCCAGCTCCAGGTGCTAATGGTGGTGTCGCAGCAGCCATTTGTCCCGCTTGCGCTTGTGCCATTGCTGGATCTGCTGGTTGTTGCGGTGCTGCGTCTGCTGGTTTTTTCTCACCCTTATCATCTGCGCTCGCATCAGCATCCATCAAGTCATTGTCCTTTAAAAAATCTTCTATTCTTTTACGATTGTCATCGTCAAGGCTATCCATTGACGACTTCATGATCTGTACAAGCTTCTCAAATTCGCTATCATGAGCTGGATCTGATGTTTGGCCTGCACCTTGTTGCTCGGGAGTTGCGTCGGGTGCTACGGGATTGGCTGGTGGCTGGACTGGTTGTGGTTGACCAGGTTGGCCAGAAGCTTGCATTGGT